AGTAACAGTTGCTTTTTCGATTGAGAAAGCCATTTCTGCAAAGTTAGTTCCACCGACGTCACCAAGTGTTTCAGCCGCATCAGTTGTCATACCAGTACCTACACCAAACACGTCATCGACAGTGTCTGAGTTAGCATCAGCAGAAGTTTGTCCTGATTGACCAGGAGGGTTAACGTCACCAACTATAGATGAAGAACCACCGAGATGGGATCCTGCACCAGAGAAGTCTGTATCAGCTTCGTTAAATAGAGCCTCAGCACCACTTTGTGTGGTATACCTTGACTTCATTGCGAAGATAAGACCTGTTGGGCCAGTCATTGGCTGCACACCACAGATGTCGTATGCAATTAGGTTAGGCATAGCTCTTCGAACTAAACCGATTAAGATTGGATCCCAGTTATCAACGTTTGATGAAACGTTGTTAGCTGGTGCTGCTTCAGTCAATTGAAAGTTCTGCTGAGAACGCTCTTCTCTAAGAGCCTTTTCAGTGTTTTCAAGGACTGTAGCGGTTACAGCTCGGCGATGTTTGTCGCCAAGAGGAGCAGCTTCTTCTGCATCTAATACAGGTGCCCACTTCTCCATAAGTTTGTCGCTAGTAAACATAAAGTTCTCCCTTATTTACTTTTTTTAATTGCAGCGAGATATCGAGACATTGACTCATTCACTTCAACTGTTTCAGTAGAAGATTCATCAATTTCGACAATCGCGTCGGGTTGAGTTGCAGTTTCAGTCTTGAAATATGACTCTTTTAATGTATTCAACTTTGACTGATAGTCTTCAGCTGAATCAAAAGAGACACCTTCCGCAAGTGACTTTAACTTTTCGGTTTGTGCGTCAGAAAGACCTTCAGCAGCTTCGGCTAAAATAGCATCCTTATTGAGAGTACCGTTTTCCTCTTTAAGTTTGATATTTTCTTCCATAGTAGCATTTACTTGCTCTTCTAAATCATCATTTTTCTTGGTGAGTTCATCAACAAGATCAACTTTTGATTCAGGTACTTCAATGTAATGCTCATTGAAAACACCGTGCAGTGCTTTGATAAAAGATTCTGAGATTTCAGTGCGAAGACCAGCTTCCATTGCAATCTTATTCTCTTCCATCCATTTTTCTACGACGTAGTTTAAATATCCGTCAACCTTCTCAACGATGGTTGCATGAACATTTTTGGTTTCTTCCTCGAGCTCTTCCTTATACTGCTCATCAAGCTTATTGACATGATCTGCCACTTTTGCTTTAACTGCAGCTTCGAAAATAACTTCTGCTTTAGAGCGGAAGCCATCAGAAAGAGTTGCTTCAGATTCCACTAGGGCATTAAGATCTTCATCAAAATTATTGGTGTTATCAATAACTTCTCCGACTTCCTCATTACCTTCATGGTAATTAGCATATACCTTAGACATTTCGTCTTTGGACATACCATTCATTTTTGTAAACATCGCATTGATCATACCAGCTTTAGTGGCAGGCTTTTTAGCCTTAGGATCTGCTGCCTTTTTAGGCGCTGATGCATCGACGGCAGATTTTGAATCAACTGCAGCTGCAGCACCATCTACCTCTTTATCAGCTTCAGCTTCCTTCACCTTAGCTTCGTCCAAGGATTCCTCGTTAACTTCGTCAACAATTTCATCTTGGAGTTGATCTTCGACAATGTCTTTTTTATTGTCATCAGACATATTATACTCCTCCGAGTTTAAAGTTTAGAGAGGAAATCTTTGAAAGCTTTCATCTGCAAATCTGCAGAACCAGCTGACTTGATCTCAGTCTCGAGTTGTTCAATTTCTTGAAGTCTAAAAGTACCGTTTTCCAATATCCATTCTACTCCTTCCATGACTCCGTTAACGAAGGCATTTGGGGCAGAAGGATCTTGAACAACGTCGATAGCGTTTAACATGAAGTCAGACTTCACATAATTCGTACCGCCTTTAGTTTCAAGACTACCCATACCACGACTAGAAACTGCCAATTGAACTCCTCCTTCCATTAGACCTTGTACTATTTGGCCCATAGGAGTATTCAAGACAGTCGCCTTTCCCACCACATTGTTACCGTTCCAATTAAGTTCAGTAATTTTATGGGAAACTTTATCCAAGTTGATCGTTGGTCCTTCAGGGTGGTTTAATTCACCGACCGCACGACCCTTGGTAACTTGTTCACTGTTATATTTGTTAACAGCATTTTCTAAGATTTGTTTAGGATATATTCGGCCGTTCCTATTCTTCTGTTCGGCCTGCATAAATACGCCCTCAATGACAAGACTTTTCTTACCATTTTTTTCCTCTGTGATGTAGTTTAATTCTACATCATTATGTTCTGTAATAAGCTTCATTTATCCACCCATCAAATCTGTAAATTCTTTTGCAGCTTTTTCTGCGTCTTTAATACTTTTAAATTCGTCTAATTTATCACCGTCTACGTATACACAATGAAAATTACCTTTTTTAGTAATCACTGCTTCATATTTTTTCTTTTTACCAACTTTAAAGGATTTAACAACCTTTTCACCTGGCTTAGCTTTATAAGCACCTTCGTTCAGATCGATTCTAAACTGTTTGAACGTCTTCATCGTCATCGACCTTTTCGTTATCCCCTTCTTCAGCTTCAGTTTCAGTTTCTTCCGAATCTGCTTCTAAAGTCTCATCTTCGGTTTCAACTTCTTCAATTTCTGCAGCTTCTTCTTCTCCAAAGCTTTTAGCTAATTCAATTTTTTTAGCGTCTAGAGCAGCATTTAATCTATCACTCATCATCGCATCAAATTTCTTGGTGGCATTTACCATATCGTTTCCGGCAATGTCAACAATCAAATCATCTATACTCATATTTAAATTTCCTTTATTTTATTTATAAAAAAACGAATTTCTACTCGTCATCTGGTTCGGGTTTAGGCTTTGGAGGTGGATTATCATTATCATCCTGATTGTCTTCAGCATCATCAGGCATCATATCATCAACATCTCCTTCAGCTTTAATCTGTTTATCTATTTCACCTATTTCTTTATCTTTTTGAAATAGAACATTTCTTCGTATCCATTCTACAGAGAAATACTTACCAACATATTCATCAATTTCTCTTAGTGTACCAAGTCTTTCTCTTAATAGTTCAGATTCTTTAAGTTCTGAAAAGTGAGAATCCTTCATGAAATTAATTCTAATCTTATTTGCTATTTCAATGAATTCTTCTTCCGTTAATATACCTTTTAAAACACATTGAGTTTTTAGTAAGTCTATATACAACATACTAAATCTTTTTCTTAATCTATCAACAAATTTTTGAAACTTTAATTCATCTCTAGTTATTTCAGAAGCTCTTCCTAATGAAAATTGTGCTTCTTGTTCTAATCTATTAATAGGTACATTAAGTGATCTATATAATTTCTTTTGAAAGTAAATAATATCATCTATCTGACCTAGATTTTCACCACCTGGAAGTGTAGTAATTTCAGTTCCTCTACCACCTTCACGTCTTGGTAACCAGAAATCTTCTAGCATTGACATTTGTTTAGTTTGATCTTTAACTTCACCAGTTGAAGCATTATAGACAAGTTTATTTCTATACTTAGTCATAATGTTTCGTAGATACTCTTCTGCTTTACCTTTGGGTAAGTTACCTACATCTATATAAAATATTCTTCTTTCTGGAGCTCTCGAAAGTCTATATATGACAAGAGAGTCTTCTAGCATTCTCAACTGATTTACAGTTTTCATGCATTTATGTAAATATGAAAAAACCGATTTATGATCAGGAGAATATAAACCCGATGTTACGTATGCAATAGAATCTTTACTAATCTTTAACCCTTGATTAGCTTTATTCATATTGTTATTTTGAAAGATATAATACTCATTAGTCCCTTTAATTAAGTCTTGACCTGAGAGTTTATCCTTTTGCTTTTTGATTTCTTTAACTTTTTTAATTTTAAGAGGATCTATACATCTTAATTCAATGATACCTCCTTTAGGGTTATTAACATCTATTATTTTATGGTAATATAATCTTCCGTCAATATACCATTTTCTAAAAATGTCATGTCCCTGCCAATTCATATTTAAGAGTTTAGTTAAATGTGTAAACTCATCATGAATTTTTTTCTTAATTGAAGCAGATTGTTCAACATCATCTAAAACTAGAGCAACGGGATTATGTGTTTCATCCGCAACTATAGCTTCGTTAATAATGTCTTCGATAGCAGCATCAACTTCTGGTTGAGCAGCTGCATCTCTGTATTTCATAATCTGATCGTTTTCGGTCTTAGACTTTCCTCCGTCCATATCAATGTATTGCCCGAAGTGACCTCCAGCGTTAACGACCTGGCCAACACCTTCATCATCGGGTGGTACAAAGGAAACTTTCTTAGGTTCCGCTTTACGTTTTATTTCGTATCCAAATATTTCTGCCATATTTCACCTTTAAATAGGGGAGGAGATAGAAGTCCTCCCCTTTTAGTTTAACCATCAAGTAGTTGTGTTAGATTCCCAGTACTGAACTTGGAGTTCGACTGTAAATTCCTCAATCGCATTCTCAGTATCGTAAGAAAGATCGATTGCAGAAATGTTTGTTGGGAAGGTACCACGAATATCATAAAGCTTTACTGATTCGCCAGCTTTATTAAGCTGTTCAATCCTCATGTCGGCTTGATAGTCGACAGGATTTACCATACCAGTATTAGAGTTATGTTGGTTAATACCATTCATCCAACGTTCCATAGCATTACGTACTGAAAAGTCAGTATCGTTAATGATTGTTACTGTCCAAGGTTCAAAGGTTCTATCACCAGCGATTTGCAATTGTCTTCCTCTAAAAGGAACCATAATTGGTGCAATCACTGAAGATGGTAAGGTTGCAGCTTTACACATGAAAGATGTGAGTTCCACATCGCCTTGTGCAAAAGATGGAAAGTTGATTGTTGCCTTGAAGAGGTTAGCGCGGGCTCCGCCACCGACCAGCTTCGACTTAAAATCATCTACGCCTAAAATTGCCATTTTTTACCTCCTAACCTGCTATTTCACTGAAGTCTACACCAGTTCGTGTAGCAACAAAGTTCAGTGTTATAAAGTTAATAGATCTTGCAGGTTTGATGAAGATGTCTGCAACAAACTCATTAGCATCTACAACTTGACCAGTATTATTGGTTTCGTCGCAAATTACCTTAAAGTCCGTAATACCTCTTCGTCCCTTTACCTCTCTTAGGAAAGGTTCTACTAAGTTTCTAAACTGGGCTCTTGTAAATTCATCATTGAATTCAAAGAGTTGAAACTTAGCTGCTGTTGAGATAGCTTTTTCAAGAACAATAAACAAGCGTCTTACGTTGATTCTGTCGAAAGCTGAAGGTCTTGACAATAGTGTCTTATCTCCGAAGAGTACTGTACCTTCACCTGGGAATGCAACGATAGGATTAGTTCTAGCTTTATAGAGCGTATCCCTTTCTGCTTGCTTTGGATTAAAGTTAATTCTCGTTACGCCTAGTAACTGTCCTCTGTTAAAACCTGCAGGTGAAAACCATGCATCGGCAACATTGTCAGTATTTACTAGAAGACCTGCTACATGTCCACTCGAAGGAATATCGATAAATACATCGTTATACTTATCATATACCTTAGCAGAAGTTGAATCCAACATTCCGTATGAACTTGAAGTTAGGTAGTCAGCAAAAGCTTTAACTAGTGCCGGCCTTGTGGTTGCAGCTGTTCCGCCACCTACTAGTGTGACTGAACTCTGTGCACCTGGGTTTGTGGTAAAACCAGTTGGAGGAGAAATTACTGCTACGCAGTCTTTTCTAGCTACAGCTATTGCAATTAAGTCATTAGCAATTGCTACACAATCAGCACTTGACCCGCCTAGAGTTTCACTTAGTGGAGGTGATATCAATATATTGACATCATATGTTGATGCGTCTTGAACTGTGTCAAACCCACTTTGGATTTCACCAGCTGTAAAAGCATCATCATCTGTTCCACCAGTTAAACTTGCAGCGATTGCAGTTCCACCGTCACCGTCGAAAACTTTACTTGTAGCTTGCGCGGATAAGGCAATACCTGAATCGGTAAGTCCAGTGTCATGATCCATCCACCATATATACTCAGATTGGCTATTAATAACCTCTTTGTAATAATTGGTAGTACCATCGTCATTCTTGGCATCTGATGCCATAGAAAGATATTCGAATCGTTCTAGAACTGTATTGGCTGTTCCTGTCCAATGTCCATCTTCATCTAATACGATGACATGAACTTCGTCAAGAGCGCCTGTTACGCCTAGTTTTGTTGCGTGGCTCGATGTGCCAGGAGCAGCATCGAATTGAGAAGCATATGCCCAACTGGCAAAACCAGTAGAACTACATACTTCAACTTTTAAAGAATTGCCCAGTGTTCCGGGCCACTTAGCCGCCCACGATCCAACCGAACCCTGCCCAGCAGAATATGATTGAAGGTAGGTATTGGAGGTTCCAATCTTAACTGGAGTACCAGATACACATGCATTAACTGCACCTGTACTAGCACGAATAACTCTTAGATCATTGCCGTACTGTAGAAAAGCAGCAGCAGTAAAGTAGCTAGTGTTATTAGTAAGATTAGGAGTGCCAAATGTTTCGGCCAAGTTATTTTCTGAGGTGATCTGCGTCGGTACACCCATTGGACCCCAGGAGAATGCTCCACAAAAGGCACCAATGGAGGAAGAGACTGCAGGAACAACGTTAGTGAGATCGATCTCCTTAACGCGTACACCTGGAGAGACTTGGAAGCTCATTTTTCTTTCCCCTTGTAATTTACATTAAATGATTTCATAATACGGTAATTTTCATAATATTATTTATAAATAATAAAAACCTAGTAAAGTCCAGTATTTCCTACAACTTTCCAGACTTGACCATCGGATTCAATTTCTTCTTCTTCTTTTTGATCGTCTGGCATTATTCCTACTGGAGCTAATTCTTCTTCTAATACTTTCATGTGTTCAGCAAACATCATATCTTTTACATTGATATCAGTCATTTCTGCAAAATAGAATGTAGTTGCAAACCAACCAAAAAGAACTAAATTCATGACTAAGTCATCATGATTAGTTCCTTCTGCTTCATAACTAGATCCTTTTGCTACAAACGTTGATAGTTCCATAATAGTATCTGCATCTACAAGATCTAGTTTAAAATTTTCTACAAAATCTTTAAGATTTGAACACCCTATTCTTTTAACTTTCTTTGTCATCATAACACCAACAGCATTTGCTTTTACCGAAGATTCTACGTGACAATTTTCATATTCTAAATCATAGTATAATCCGTTACATACTACAGCACCAGAATCATTATTCTCTATAACAACATAAGCATCGTTGTACGTTTTCGCATACTTATAGATAATATCAGGGAAGAGTAAAGGAGAGATAGAATTATCGCGATAGACAGCTACCTGTTTGAATGGGCGAGAGCTAATATCGATCACATTAAATGTAGAATAATCCTGACCTCTTCCTTTAGCGCTATCGACAAAAATCATATATTTGCATCCCGTTGCGGGTTTCTGATAAACTGCTACTGATTCTTGTCTATAAATTGGTGGTTTTGCTTTAAGTTGTAATAGGACATTTCCCTGTATAAGAGTATTTCCAGTTCCATGAAAGTTGTTACCGAATTCTTGATCAAACTGTAGTTCTGACGTGTTTGCAATTGTCGATTCTTTCCATTTTTCATTACGCCCAGGTACATCCCACCAATCAATTCTAAAAGGTGTATATTCATTAGTTTTCTGTACAGCACCTTCCCAAAGCTTATGAAAAACATTTCCTACACCGTTTGCGGTTGATGTTATAATAACTTTAGTATCAGTACCAGAAGAAACAACCGGATAAGTTGAAGTATAGAATGCCGATGCATTTTCAACAAAAGCAAACTCGTCTAGGAATAACAAGTTGACAGACATACCTCGAATAGATGAACCCGAAGTTGCTGCAGCAATAATCCTACTATTATTACTAAATTCTATGTTTCCTTTATTAACTATCTTACATCCAGGTTGCAAAAAGAATGGTAAATTTTCAAGTGCTATTTGAATCCTGGCTAACATTTCTCTTGCAGTCGCACCCTTGTTTGCTAATATTGCAATAGTTTTTTCGGGATTAAAAACTGCATACCACAAAATATATACAACAGAACTAATAGACTTTCCAGACTGTCGACATGCCAGTACTATACTAAATCTATTTTTATTGAATTCTTTAAACATTGTTTCCTGATAGGGATACAAGTCAAAAGGAATAAGACCTTCATCTAATGAAATTATTTTAATATATTTCTTTGCGAAATAAACAGGATCTTTCATGCATTTAGCATATTCGAAAACCTGATCTTGAGTCCAAGGTTGTTCTACTCCATCCCTTTTTATTTGAGGATTTCCTAGATAACCAAACTCACTATTCTTTAGTGACGCTTGCGTCAATTGTTTTCTCTTTCTTTTTCGCTTTATCTATCAACATTCGTTGAAGATCGGTAGTTGATCCTACGAATACATTATTTTGTGTCATACTATTTGGAAGAGATAGCTTATCGTAATCTATGTCTTTTTTATCTTTTTGAAGTTTCATCAGCTTTTCAACCACGTCAGCATTCTGTCTGATGGAATTAGAAAGAACTTCAAAAGCTCTTGGATGCTCGCTTTCTCGAGCAAGGTCTAATAGAAGGTCTATACCTTCTTGTCCTTTTTCCGCTAGATTATAATACATACTTCTCGTAAAATCATAATCGTCTTGTATTTCTTTTTTATTTTGTGCCATTTTAAAGTGCCAAATCTTTCACTGTTGCAGCTGTACCAAAAGCGCCTGAAGGAGCTCCTGTAACAACTTCACCTACTAAAAAGTTCGCGTCTAGATTATTTATTTTAATTGTCGTGCCAGATGCAGTAGTACCAGTCTGTGTTACAACTTTACCCGTTGCGCCTGATATTGATCCCGTAACATTCTCACCTATAGTAAATGTTGCTACGCCACTCGTAGTCAGTATAATTTCCTGTGCATCCGGTGTAGATGGGAATGAATATGTATTAGTTACAGTATACGTATCTGTAGGACCAGCATTTGAAGGATCGGTTGTTGTAGTAATTTTTTCAAATATAGCATCTGTTGTTTGATTGTTTATGTCAGTAATAACAGTTCTAATATAACCAGAAGTAGACTTAGGTCCATAAAATCTTACTCTTGATTCAAAGTCTAAGGAATATATTATTGCTCTTCTACTTAAGAAATCCCCTTCATAGTCATCACTCATTGTTATAGAAGTTAACGTAATAGGAGTATCTGCTTTAAACTGACCATTTGCTTCTTTAACAGTAACAGTATATTCAGGTTGAAAGTAAGGAATAATTTGTTCTAAAATTTGTAAAGCTTCATCCTGTTGTTTTGTAATAATATTCAACTGAAAACCTATTCTATAAGGAACAGGTCCTAAATATTTGTCTCTACTGTTAGCGACTGTAGAATTTACTATCTGATGAGTATTCTTATGAAGCTTAGTATTAGTATCATATGTCAACTGAGTAATTTCAAAAGACATTCTTGGAAGTTTAATTGCTATTCTTGGGTCGTCTAATCCTGGTCGAGATTCTATTCTTGAAATAAACTTCTGCCTGGGCCCGTACGCGAGCGGGACCCGCGCGCTAGATAAAACTTTATTAGCGCTATCTCTTTTGACAACGTGAATATCGTTAAATATAGTTCCAAAAACCGCAACCATATTTCTTATTGCGTTGTGATAAAAATGATCTCCGAACATTAATTTGTCTCACTTGGGTCGCCGAAAGGATTACTTTCAGAAAAATCGATTATAGAGTCTCCTTCAATTTCAAACTCTCTATTGTCAGCAACTGCATCGTCTCTACTAAACTTCGATGCTTCAGCTGTATTAATACCATGAACAGCTGATATTGCCCATGTAGTTGTTCCATCATCAGACGAAACAAGGTTTCCTCCTGATGTAAATTCCCTAACAGTACTATCTGTACTTCCTACGTTTATTATATCTATAGTAGATAAAGTAGCTCCTTTATCCCACCTAGCAATTTCGCCAGTAACTCTAATAGGATCTCCGTTTCCATCAGTTCCTAGTTGCTTATATACTTTCTCACCTATAACTCCATTTCTACTACCATGCGCAACATCAAGTGTAATAGAAGCAGCATAAGAAGCTTCAAAGTTATCAATGTCAGTAATACCTGTATCGATTTGCTCATTACTATATTCAAATAATTCACATTCAAGTCTAAACGTAGGTAAATTATTCATTTGATAAAATGGTTGTTCGTGTTCTACAAATTTAATTTCAAACATCGCACGTGACATAGGCAAATATATTAAGTCTCCTTCAACAGGACGATTTGTAGTAACAGTGTTATTAAATATTCCAACTAATTGTTCCCACCTTCTTCGTGAAACAATCAATGTTGCTTGATCTCTAACTTCAAGTCCAAATTTTCCTAATAGATCTCCTTCACCCGCAAATCCTTCGGTGTTTTCTATATACATTTCTATGTTATATGCATCGGTGAACCTAGCATAGTCCTCATTAAGAAGTTCATCAACAGTAATAGAAGTCCTAGGAATATACATGACATCTTGTCCGTACATCTTCAATGATTCTATTACGAGATCTTCGAATAGATGTTGTTCTGCTTTAACTTTGGGTGAAAAGTATACGTTAGTAGGCATGAATTAACCCACCATAAAGTTAGGAGGCATTTCGTATTTAAGTTGCATTTCCTCTTCAATTTCCTTTATTTCAGTTGTAGCTTCTTCCATTATTCGGTTTCCATTAAGAGTTACACCGCCAGGAAGTTGCATGCCTTCAAATTTAGATAAATTACTCCCCCATTGTTTTTTAACCAATGCTGTAAGATATCGTTTTAAAAACATATCATTATATACGTCAGCATATGAAGCAGGATCTACTAATCTAAAACATTCCACTATTACATAGCTATCTTTCTTTAAATCGTTTTCCCAATCGGCATCTATATAAAGCCTATTCATATGTCTATTAAATCTAACTGAGTCTGCACCATTAAATACCATATGAAGAGTACTTAAATGTTGTTGTGTTTGATAGTAATTAGCTATGCCATGACCAGACCTCATATTAAACACATCATTCAGATGTATTTGATACTTAGCATCAAACATGTTAATACTTGAATCTTCGTCATCTAGTGGAAATATTTGTTGTACAGTAGTGATTGAATCTGGAATATCTATATAACCATTTTCAGTATCACCTTTAGTTATAGACTGAATATTCGCAGTACCTCCACTTCCGCCCGTTATAACTTCAGATGCTTGAAAAGGTACAGTTGTTTCTTTAAGAGTATTATATCTTAATGTTACTCCGCTGAATTCTTTTACAATTGCTTTAGCACCAGATGTTCCTCCGGTTATTTCTTCTCCAGCTGAAAAAGTACCTGAAGTAACTGTTAAAGCTAATGTGCTATTTGTTATCTTATGCTTAAGATAATCTTTATAGATAGCATCTGAGTGATATTCTTGATAGAATTGTAAAGCCTCATCGGCTCTATCGTCCAGCTGATCATCATCAACATTAATTTCAATTACAGGATGTCCCAGATTTCTAAGACAGTAATCTAATAATGTTTGTCTTGTTGTAGGTTTTGCCATATCCAAAAGTCCCGAAATTAATTTGTTCTAGGACTATTTATACTTTCTTTTATCCTATCAAATGACCAGTAAATCTAGACCAATTTTGACCATATAAAGTATAGTTTCCTGCTACATAAACAGTTACATAGTCACTTGCATTTAAGTAGTATTGGCTACTTAAACCATAAACGTTCCAACCGCTTTCATCTTGACTAATGTGTATTTGGTCCGCTGCAGAATTATTTATTCTAAGTTGTATTGTTAAATTTGTTCCTTGAGTGCTTATGATTGAACTAAAATGAAAGTAATAAGTACCAGCAACTGGAGCAGTAAATTTTCCAGTTGAAGTAGAATAATGACTACCAATATTAAATCCAGAATAAACATTGGTTGCATTGAAAACCCATACTTCATTACTGATATTAACTGACGAACCACTATACCTTGCTAAAAATGCTGGTTGAGCAGGCATAGTAACACGACCACCATCGTCTATTTTTAATTGACCTGTGCCATTAGTATCATCGCAGAATAAATATCCTCCTGTACCACCAGCAAATCTAAGCCTACTGCTACTGTCTTGATAAATTGAACCAGTAGTCACACTAGTCATGTCACTGGCGTTGTTCATTTTAATTCCACCGGCTAGATAGAGATCATGATATCGTCCACTGGACATACCTAAGTCAATTGCTCCATCACTAAGTGCGCGTGTTCCAGCGTTAATTGGTACAATAGAGTTAGCTACTTGATAAAAACCTAAACCAACATCACCTCCACCAATGTGTAATGAACCACTTTCGACACTAAGACTACCTATCTCACTACCATCTTTATGTAACTCTATAATATCCCCATCACTACTAGTTCTATTAGCAGTTAGTGGTACACCAGCTTTTGAAAGTGTAGGAAGAGTTACGGTCTTACTGCTAAGGTCCAATGTGCTGTTAAGTTCTGCAATTGTAATAGCATTATTAGCAATATCATCGGCCACAATTACGTCTGCTGCAATATGTGCCGTACCTACTGCATTATCTGCTATTCCGTGTAATGAAATTTTATCTATGGCCATATCTTATCCTTGAATTTCCATTACTGTTAAACTATAAACTCCCATAGAGTTTGCGTTTACTCTGTAAGTTCCATTTTTTGCTTTTAAATAAGGTCTAATTGTTACAGGAGATGTTGTTGGAACTGTACCCCAAGTATTATAAAGATGTGGATGCAAATCTGCGGTATCTGATCCAGAATAACCCATATGATCTGATATAATCTGTTGAGGACCAAGTACTGCACTATGAGAACTGTAGCTATCAGTAGAATATAGAAATCCACCATCTAAAGCTCGAGTAGTAGAAGCTAGATTATACCCATCTGGTATATGGACCTGAATAAAAAATTTATTACTTGTTGATCTAAATGTCATTGATACTTGTAGATTTGCTCCGCACCAGTCCGTCCCAGTAGTAGTAATATCTAATACCGAACCAGGATTCCAAGTGTCTCCACCCATTTGCACAATTGACCCTGGCGGCATAGCCACAACTCCAGATGAAGTCACACCTTGAAGTGCATCTGTTGAAACGGTTGAAGTTCCAACCAGCTCTACAGATTGAATATTTGTACCTCCAATAGTAGTTGATCCTATAGTTATACCTGTGTTTGTAATTGTTGTCATCCTAGTAAATACCCCCAAAAAACAGAACCCGATGTGTTAGTGTGATAATATCCACTAGAAGAGTTTTGATAAAAACCAAAAGTGTCACTTGCAGATAGTTGAACCATTACAGTTCCTCCAAGAGTTGGGTAGTAATCATCAGTCATATCCGAACCACTTCCAGCGTTTATTTGAAAACCACCAGTGAGTGCACTGCCATTTATGGACCCATATATATCTAACGTTTCATATTGGTACGCATATACACTAAAACCAAATACATATCTACCTGCAACAGGAGCTGTAAATTTGTAAGTGCTTGTGTTATAGTGACTTCCTATATTGTGACCACCTTTTGCAGCTGTTATATTTGGAAATCTTAAATACTCTGCGCCCTGCCATTGCCCTGATCCTCCATGCGCAAGAAATGATGGTGTGTTTGGTTTAATAACATAA